CGTCGTTCTGGCAGGTGAATGCGGTAGCGATTGGATGGGCAGGAGATTTCCCTTCGATAAAACTATCGCCGAAGATCACGCCCCGGATAGGGTTCGCACTGGTCGGCGCCGCGATGCTGTCGGACTTGAGCAAGGTGACGCCGCCGAACCATGCAGTAGAGCCGAATGCACTCATTTCGACACGGATCTTGCGCTGCTTGCGCACGTAGGTGGTGTTAGTGCCACCTTGGGTGAAGTCGATCAAGGCGCGGTATGGATAGTTGAAGTCCAGCGGCAGGTTGAGCGGCGCGGGCGTAACGCACTTTCCATCGACGTAGATCTGAAGGTTGGAGCGGTTGCCGACGAACGAGACTTCCATCTTCGGCGCGTCAGTCAGCCACTCGGCGGCACAGACGCTCCCTTGACGAGTGCCTGACAGCGGAGTGTTTTGCGACGGGCAAACAAAGGTCCCGCCGTAACCAGCGTCGCGGAACGTCGGGTGGCGCATGCGAATCAGGCCGCTGTCGCCGAGCACCGTCTTGATCACGCCAGCCGCACCGACGCTGGAAGAGGCGCCGCCAGCCGACATCGTGATGTACGGCACATCCACAGGGACGCCATTGGTCCAGCGCGCGACGGTGAGACCCCACGTACCGGCCGGCGGCGTCAGGCTGCCGCCGCTGGTGTTGCGAAAGCGGATGCCCACGGTCGTGGACGTCACCCACCGGTACGAGTGCACGGTCAGCCCTGCGGCCAGGCCCGATGGCGGCGTTGCGCCGAAAGGGACATCTCCAGGGTTCATCGCCGCGACCGGCAAGATCTGCTCGGCGCTCACGGCGCCGGCCGCCACAGCCACAGGGGCATTCGCACCGGACCAGTCGCCATTCAGGGTGGCGATCGAAACGGCGGCCGCAGGCGTGGGGAAGTAGCCGGTGCGGTCCGCGCTGCGCAGGCGCTGCAGCACGTCCTGCCGCGTCGTTGGAGCGGCATCCGCCACTGTCGCATCGAGACTGCCTGCGGAGCAGTTGATGAGGATCTTCTGGGTGCCTTCGTACGGGCCGATCGGTGCCAGCGCGGCCGACCCGATCTGCCACGTACCCTTCGAATTGGTGCCGCCGAGCGCCTGATCCAGCAGGTAGGCGACGCCGGCCGTGCCGGTCGAGCCGGCGGTGGGCTTGATCGTCAGCGCTTTGCCTTCTGGCAGCGTGATGGTCTTGGCGGTCTCGCCTACTTTGATCGTGGTGGTGATGGACATGGGCTATCTCGGCGGCGGAATGGAAAAAGCCCGCGCGCGGCGGGCCGGAGGCGGACTGGGCGGGGAGCCGATTACGCGGCGGTCAGCAGCGCGATCAGGTCGGCCTTGTTGGCGGCGGCCGGGAAGCTTTTTCCCTGCGCGGTCAGGGCGGCTTGCAGCTCGTCCTTGGTCATGGTCAAGTAGTCCGGTGCGCCGGTACCATTGGCGGCGAGGGCGGCCTTCTCGGCGGCCAGGCGCTGAGCCTCGGTGGCGTTGGCTTGCTCGCGTGCGGCCAACTCGGCTTCACGCTCGGCCAGACGGCGCTCCAGTTCCTGCAGCCGCTCTGCTGCAGCCAATACTGCGTCGGGCGACGGTGCCAGGTGACTCACCGTGGAAGCGCCGCGCAGCGCGTTATACGACTCTTCGTCGTAGACCTCGTGCACGGCGGAGTCGAAGTCGGCAGCGTTGATGATGACGAACGGACCTTGGCTGGCCAGGTCGCTGGATTTGATTTTGATGGTTTTCATGGGGTTCTCGCTTGTTGCCCGGCGCCGTGCTGGCCGCCGGGAGTGTGGTCAGTTAGCCGTGCATGATGCCGATGAACTCATCCTTGACCGAGCCGCAGCCCCAGGCCAGCGCCACTTCGTACTGCATCTGGCGGTACTGGGCGTACATGCTGATCTCGAAGGTCAGGCCCGTCAGCGGGTCGGTGACCAGCATGCGGTCGACCGCCGAGTCGCCTTGTTTCGGCAGCGCCGGCGCGCGGGTCGCCAGTTGGATCGCCGAGCGGGCGAAGAACATATTGCGGAAGCCCGTCGCTGCGACGGTGATGGCGGTGGCGGCGGCTGGGATTGCCTTCAACAGGCCAGGTGCAGCCAGCGTGATGGTGCCGCCGTTCGATACGTCGGCGTCACCGCTTGCCACCACATACTGGTTGGTGTCACCGGCGAAGGCGATGGTGTCGCCCACCAGCGAGGTGCCGGTACCAGCCGACGCGAGGGTGATGACGGTGGCACCGATGGCGTAGCCAGCAGCATTGGTGGTGGCAGCGGCAGCAGTGCCTTTGGTGTGCAGCTTGATGCCCGAGCTGTTGCGCAGGGCGAAGCCCTGCAGGCGGTCGGTCATGCCATTGCGCAGCATGTCTTCGCGGCCCGATTCGTTCACCTTGAACAGGCCCGATTGCTTGCCGCGCAGGTTGACCATCGCAGCCGAACCCAGCACCAGCTGGAAGTCCAGTCCTTGCGCGCCGTTCTCTTCGAGGATGCGCAGCGCGCCGGCGGTATCGGTCAGGTCACCAGCCGTCGCAAAAGGAGCAACGCCTGCGGTGCCGCAAGCGCGGGATGCTTTGACATACAGCGCAGCCAGGTCACTTTCGACTTCATTCACCAGGGTGCGCATGGCTTGCGCGAACTGGTCGCGCAGGATGACGTTGTAGCTGGCGCCGTTGTTGTCCAGTGCCAGCTGCTCTTCGCCGTTCCAGCGAATCGGCACACGACGGGCTTTGGTGATGATCACACCTTTCTTGCCGATGGTTTGGTCGCCGTCATTTGGCGGCGTCACGGCTGGGGTGATATCACCTGCGGTGGCGGCTGGCGCAACCGGCGACGTGACCTCCTGCCCAACGGCGGCTCGCTCGAAGTTCATGTCGCGGGATACGGCCGGGATGAATCCCACCATCTCACGCGCAACCTGGTCCGATGCGCTGTAGATGGTGGTGATCAGGCCGCTCAGCGAGTTTGCGCCGAGCATCACGCCGGTGCGGGCCGCGTAGTTGGTGATGTAGCGATACGCCAGTTCCATCAAGACGCGACCGGCGAAATCTACTTTCGCGGGCACAGTGGCGACAGCTTCGACAGCCTTGTGCGCCATCGCGGTGGTGGCCGAGGCGGCCGAGTGGAAGGCCACGGCGCACAGCGCCATGACCGACAGCATGGTTTTCTTCATGGTGTAGCCTTTGAAAGGTTGGTGATTTGGAATTTGTGAATCAGACAGGCCATCCAGCCCAAAGCACCAACCCCCATCCAGGCGTTGGCTATGCGTTGCGGTGCTGCGAAAATGAAAAAGGCCAGCTCGGGGCTGGCCTTCGATGAAGCTGGTGAAGTTAGTCGGTGACCGTGCCGCCGCTCTTGGCGAACTCAGCCTTTGCTGCTGGCGTCGCAGCATCGAAGGCTGCGCGGGTCATGCTTTTGCCCGCGCCAGCGCCGCCGCTGCCGCCCGAAGCACCACCGCCCGAGGCGCCGGAGCCCTTCAGGATCATGTCCTTGTTCGGGTACTGGCTGACCATCATCTGGATGGCTTCATCAAAGTCGGCGTGCTCACCGTGGCGCGTCGCCGAGAACATCGGATTGCCGTTCGCATCCAGCGCAACCAGCTTGCCGCCGTCAACCTTGAAGCGGTCGCCGAACACCTTCTGGGCGATGTCCGCCGGGATCGCCAGCTTGTCGGTGATGAATTTGGAGCCGGCGAAGCTGCCGCCGACAATATGATTGTTCAGGTCTTGCGTCAGCTTTGCGTTCTGCTCGGTCAGGGTGCGCTCCTTCTCAGCAGCGGCGCGGGTTGCCGCTTCCACCGATTCCTTGGCCGATTTCGCAGCGGCGTCCTTGATTTCCTGCACTTGCGCGGCGGTCTTCAGTTCGCCTGCGTTCAGGTTCTTGACCGTCGCCAGCGCGGCGGCGGCAGCGCTCGGGTCTTCAATGCCGGCGTCGCGGAACGGCTTCAGGGCCAACTCCGCAGCTTCTTTCGCCTCGCGGTGTGCCTTGGCTTCGCCGTTCAGGCGGCTGATGTTGGCAACGGTCGTATCGGCGTCAAATGGGGCTTCAGCACCGTCCTTATTGATGAAGATCGGCAGCTTCTTCTCGGCGTCCATCGCAATGGTGCCGTCGGCGTTCAGTTTGAATGGCATGGTCTGACTTTCTGGGCATCCGCCCTATCGAATGGCCTTCCGGCCGTGCACCGCGTCGCGTCCGCTTGCGGCATAAAAAAGCCGCCTCAGTGGGCGGCTCGGTGAATCTATGGGCGTAAAAAAACCCGCCGTAGCGGGTTATCTGACTATCTTCTGGGGAGTCGGTGGCGGCACGCCGTCACTGAGGACGAAGTGCGCCGGCTGCTGACCGTGCGCAACCAAGTCAACCTTGCGTATTGCAGCGCCATCCGACAACTTGATTCCGGCGCCACCCATGCCCATCGCCTGCAACTGCGCAAGCGCGGCCACCAAGCCATCGACCGTGAGGTCTGGCGGCAGCGGCGCGTTCAGTAGTGAACGGGCGTCGAAGCTCATGCTGCCAACCGAGGATCGTCAGGCGTCAGCACATCGCGGCAGTCGCCATCATAGAAGCACACGAGGTCGGTGTCGGCCAGGTCTTCCTTACGCTTCCAGACAACGTGCTCGCCAACTTGCACCACGAACGCACCTTCGAACCCGGCCGGAGGGAACATGCGCGCGGCCAACTCCTCCGGGGAGGGGAGCAGCGCGCCGTTCAGCGGTTGGTCGTCGAAGAAGGTACTCAAGATGCCTCGCGTGTGTATTTCAGCCCCAACTTTGGAGCCGCGCGCAACCACTGAAGATGATAGATCTCGGTGGTGGCGTATTTCGCCGACAGATCGCCGGCACGCACCATTGTATCAACATCTCTGCGAGCAGCGGCCTCTTCCCGATCAAATGCGCGTTTGATCGCTCCCTCTGCCGGCCAAGTATCGACCGGCTCGATGATGTGGCGATAGCCGGACGACACGGCGCGCACTTCTGAGAGGCCGGCGAAGGAACCGTTGCGCAGGTCGGCCACCGAAAAGGTGCTGCCACCCGGATGGTTGTGCGTGAACAACGCTCCGTTCATGGACTTGAGCTCGCCGACCGTGTAGGCCACTCTGTCAGGCTGGCCAGCCCGCGCCAACAGCATCTTGCCGTCCTTGCCGAAGAATGCGCCGGTCTCGTAATCGTTGCGGCGAATAGTTTCTTCGAACTTCACCGCCGTCGCGCGCGCCGGAGTCGAGACGTCTGCTGCGACGCGCTTGTAGCCTGGGTCGTAGATCGTGAACTCGCCCTTCGGCTGTTTAAACGCGCGTGCCGGGTCGTACTGCGCGCGCAGGTCGTCCAGCTTCAGCGGACGGCCGGACATGTCGACCAGCTCGCGCGGTGTCAGCTTGCCAGCGCGAAACAACTCCGCCCTACCCTTGCCCAGTACCTCATCCTGGTAGTCCGCCCCCATCTTGGTCAAGAACTCCGCGAAGGTGGTCTTGGCACTGATCGGGCCAGCGGCCGAAGCGCGGTCGCCCGGCTCCGGATCGTCCATATCGATGCCTATCTGGCGCAAGGTCTTCATCAGCGCGATTTCGACGCTGCGGCAGTTCCAGTGTCGCGGCACGCCGCCATTCCACGGCAGGTCGTTGCCGTTGATCGGCTGGTATTCCCAGTTCCAGCTGGCGCCGCTGTATGCGATGCACGTCAGGCTGGTGTGGCTGTCCAAGGTGCTGACCTGCATGAAGCCGTTGGTCACGTCCTTGTTCAGCTCGAGCGTGGCGCGCCGCGCGGCCGCCGAGACCGTGGCCATGCTGGTCTGCACCACTGCTGCAGCGTTCTTCTTCGCCAGCGGCATCACGCCCGGCTGGCCCGGCACAAGCTCGGGCGTCGGCGCCTTGGCGGTGGGTGCGGCCACGGCCGGCTTGACCGTCGCCTCTTCGCCGACGATACGCTTGATGATCTGCGCGTTCGTCTCGCCCTGGGCGGCGCCGATGCGAATCTGGTTCGCAACCTTGAACTGCGTGTCCTGCGTCTGGCGCAACCACCAGTTCTTGGCCGGCGAGCCTTGGATCAGGGTGTCGCTGGCCAGCTTCTTCAGATAAGCCTCGGTCGGCATGCCCAGTCCCAGCCGAACCTCCGCGCTGATGGCGCCCGGCGCGGCGCGCTCAATCACACTGGATAGCGCCTTGCGCACGCCCAGCGCCTCAACTTCTGCCACGCCGACCAGATCAACCTGCAGCTGCGCGTCGGCGTAATACTTGGCGATCAGCGCGTTGGATTCGCTCAGCACCACAGCCTTCGCGGCCTTGTTCATCTCGGTCAGTTCGCCGGCGTTGGCCAGGACCGCAACCAAATCCTTTTGCATCAGCACCAGCAGCGCAATTACCTTGGCCTTGATCTCGGCCTCGGCGCGCAGCATCTTGACGCCGTTGGCCAGCAGCATCTCGAGCAGCCACTCTTCGAGCGCTCCCATTATTCAACGGCAGGCGCTGGGGCTGGCGCCGGTGCCGGCGCGGGTGTCGGCGCGCCTGGCATCGGCACGACGAACATCGGCGGCTCCAGGTCGATCTTCGCCTGCACGTCCTTCCAGACCAGATCCGGATTCAGGATGCCGTAGCGCTGCATCTCGTTGAAGGCGTCTTCTTTCGATATCAGGCTGTTGTTCACCAGCTGGATCAGCGCGATGACGAACGGCGCGGCCGTGGCCAGCACCGCGTCGGACGAGAAGTCGTCGAAGATGTCCAGGTCGCCCTTGTACTCCATCTTCTTCATGATGTGCATCATGTCCAGCGCGTTGTCGAGCGTGTCTTCCAAGCCCTGAACCATACGTGAAAGCTGGCATTTCGAATCGCCGTCTTCAATATTTTCCTGAGTCGCAGTACTCGCGACTTGGCTCGGCATCAGCAACTCCGCCCCCATCGAAGACATCTCATCCTTCAGGTCTTCCAGCGATACCCGCCCGGCCTCGATGGCAGCGCCGGTGTGCTCGACGTAATTAGCCTCAGCGCCAGTCGGCAGCCGCAGATACGACTTCGCGCCGATCTCGACCGTATCGTCGTCTTGTAGGCCACTGATCGCAAGCAGCGGCACGCGCGCGATGTGGAGGATGCTGTCCTGATCGCTTGACGACTGCCAGTGCTTGATATTTAGATCGGCCAGGTCCATCAAGGGGGGCGTCGCGGTCATGAAACCGGTACGCTCGGTGTAAAACGTGACCATCGGGACGAAGTCGAGAGAGGTTGCGCCCTGCTTGTGCAATACCCAAGTTTCACTCAGCGAGCCAGTGCCCTTGCGGTACGTCGCCCAGCGACCAGGTTCCAGCACGCGGATTTGCTGAACACTCTTGGCACCAAACTCCCCTTCGGCGGCTGGCTCCTCGACGCACTCCATGAAGCGCACCTGCCCGATGACCTGCGCGCCGTCCTTACCCTTCATCGGCACGGCGTCTATGATCTGGCCAGGCTTGACATGCACCAGGTACGGCCGCACACCGGCGGCATCCTCGGCCGCCTTCGTCGGATACAGTTGGCGCCCTTCTTCGTCCACCGTTACCGGGTAGTCAACGAGGATGTGCGTCATCCCCTTGGCCAGCCCTTCGGTGAACACGCTGTGCGCGAACACGGTGATGTTGTTGCCGCACTGATCGATGTCTTCCAGCCACTGTTTAGCCACTGGATCCAGATCAGTATAGGTGATCGCCTCCGCAAACGGCTTGGCCGCCATGTTCTTCAGCGTCCGGCCCAAGGCATTGAACAAGGTCGAGGTCTTGACGCGGTATTCGTAGCTCTCCAGGTCCTCGGCCGGGAACTTCGGCAGGTAGGCCTCGCGCGCGGCGCGCATCGCCTTGGTGCCGCCCAGCAGCGCGTCGATCTTGGCCCAATCGGACTGCATCGCGGCGATTGCTGCTGAGACTTCGTTGACCTTGGCCATAGATTCCTTGCTTCAAATTCTGAGCGTGCCTGACTGCGCCGTCCGCTTAACGACTGGCCAGCGCTTCGTGATGAAGTAGCCGCCACCGTCGTTCATGTGGTCGAAGCCGCCTTTTTTGTCTGGCTCGCCCTTGTCGTCATAAACCTGCCGCTCAAGGCAGAGCGTGAACTTCTGGCATTTGTTGGTGTTCACCAGTAGGCGGCGCTCATCGTATGTGTTGCACAGCATGGCGTTCATGCTGTTGATGCGGTCCTTGACGGAGGGATTCGTCGCGTCCACCACCACGGTGAAGCCGGCGGCGCGCAGCAGTGACAGGTCCGATTCGCTGGCGCCGCTGGTTTTACGGTTCTGACCAGACGCATCGGGATACACGGCAATCGTGTGATCCTGGCCGACTCGCTTGTACCGATCCTTGATCTTCTGGATCATCGCCGGGGTGTCGAAAACGTCGGCGAACTCGTCAACGGCGCGCGGCAGGCCATCCCGGATCACAAACACCACGGCGGCCATCTTGCCCACGTTGAAGTCCATACCGATGTGCAGCGCGTCGCCGGGCTTGACCGTGTCGTCGGTGTGATTCTTCCGGCGGTCGAAGCAGTAGTAGATGACGCCCTGGTAGTTCTCGAAGCTAGCCAGGTACTCCTGCCGGAACGTGCGCGGGTCCATCTTGCGCCGCGCCGCCTCGATCTCTTCGGGTGGCACATTGCCGCCGTCGACCGAGGTGTAGAGCCAGCTCTTGTGGTCCGGCTCGCGGCCCTGACCGTCCAGATAGGTGTCGTAGCAGTGATTGAAGCCCTTCGGCGTGCCAATCCGCAGCGCGTGGCCGCCGATCCGCTGTTCGCCATCGATCTCATACTTGCAAGTCGACAGCATCGGGCGCAGCACTTCTTCCCACGCCTCGTATGGGCAATCCGCCCATTCGTCCACCAGCACGAAGAACAGGCCGGAGCCACGCAGATTGTCGTAGGCATCCAAGCCCACGATGCGCACCACGTGGCCGGCCTTGGTGGTGATCGAGCACTCGGTCTCGTTCGGCTTACTTGCGCGCCAGCTGGCAGGAATCGCCTGCTTCAACCTCCGCCAAAAAACTCGCTTCGCCTGCTTGAAGGTTGGCGCGCCGTACCAGATTTCGTCCTCGATGCTGACGTTCCACTTCGCCGCCAGGCGCACCGCGCGGCGAATCTCCGCCTTGCCCAAGAACGTCTTGCCGAAGCGCCGGCCGCAAACCGGGTCGCGGAAGCGCGCCTTCTTTTGCCACCCCCAGCAGTAGATGTTCGCCTGCTTCGGCGTCAGCTTTACCGGCGGATCAGAGTATGGGCTGGTCTGGGACATCTTCGTCAGGCTTCAGCACATACTCAGGGGCAGCAGGAATGCCGCCTTCGTTGGTTCCAGCGAGCGCCTTCGGCGGGTCGAGCCGGCGATTCACGTACACGTCGCCCACTTCTTTCGCGGCCTGCTCGATGATCTGCATGGCCAGCGGCAGATTGCCCTTGGACTCAGCCTTGTCGGCCATGCGATCCAGTGCACGCAGCCGGGCTGCACGGTTCGCAATGCCAATCTCGGCCGTCTCCTCGCGAAAGCGCTTGCGCGTGTCCTCGAAAAGCGTCCGCCACTTGATGTTCAGGGTGCGGCCAGCGTATTTCGTCGGGTCGTAGCTCTCCACCTGTTGGCGGGTCACCTCGATCTTGAATTCGTCCTTGACCGCCGTGGCAACCTGCGACGGCTTGTCGAAGCACGCCAGCGCCTGCACGATGAAGGCTTTTACGTCTTCCTTGAGTGCAGCCATAGGGGTTGCCTTCCGTCAAGGGGCCGTCAATGTCAAGCCGCCTTCAGCAGACAGGTACCGCACGCCCTCGCTATGTTGATCTTTGCCACCTCCGGGGTAGCGTTTGCAGCAGCCACCAGCTGGGCCAGCGTGCCGTCCGGGTGGCCGATGCCGTAGCGGCGGACCACGCCGACGAACTCATTGACGTCGTGGCCGCGAATCATCAGTTTCGGCATGCCATCCTTGGTGAAGGCTGGGCTTCCGAAGGTATCCTGCTCTTGGCCGATGTGGTAGAACTCGTGTTCGACCAACGCGCAGAACTCGGCGTCGCTGCACTCCAGGCAGTAGCGCGCGTCGAGGGTGATCAGGTACTCCGGCACTCGCCCGAACCAGTCGGCCATCTGCTGTTGCTGGCGGCCCTTCTGCCAGGGACCGCAGCGGAAGACCATTTCCTCGCACTGTCCGATAACCGTGCGGCCCTGCTTTTGGAAGCTGCCGGGCGCCCAAAGAAACTGCACGTCGGCGTACTCCAGGTGCGCGTGGTCAGGGTTGTGCAGCTGTCCGCCCTCGGTGAGGATCTCGGCCCGGGCCCAGGTGAGTACTTCAGGCGCGGGAGCGAAGCGGCAGTTCAACGGGTCAGCGAACACGGCCGGCGGCACCGGCCGGCCAGCGCCGGGCGCGGCGATCTTCTTCGCCATCGCTACTGCGGGTCGACCGAGAGCATCACCGGCGGGATCGTGCGACCGAGGATGGTCAACTCGACGCTGCCACCGGCGTTCAGCACTGCCAGCTCTTCTGCACTCGGGCGCCAGTACGAAGCCACCGCCTCCATGTCGCCGAACTTGGCGCGGGTGATCGGCAGCACGGCGCAGGGAAGCTCGCCCTGGTTCCAGCCGACCGGTGCGCCCAGCACGTCGTTGTTCGATGGGTGCTGGATTTTTTGCATGATGCTCTTTCAGGTTGTCGCTGCCCGCTCCGGGCTGGAACCTCGGGGCGCATTGCAGCACGCCCTCCGGCCGGACCACCCGGTCATGTTTCGTCAGCGATCTGCGCCCGCTTTTAGTGCCCGCCCGCTGGAGCGCGATGGGCGGCAGCAGCACGTTACTTGTATAGCCAGGTGGCCTTGTTCGGTTCGCGCGGT